CCCCCGGCGGTTACCTCGCGCGGGGGCACACTGTTGGCTATACGGCCACGAGCGTCCCTGTCAGGTCGCGGCGGGTGTTGTCTCCGAGCACGCTGTCCAGCACCATGCGGTACGAACCCGACAGCGCGGCGGTTTCGGTGTCCGTGAGCGACACATTCGTGAGCGTTCCGGCTGGCGTTCCGCTCTTCGACAGCGCGGGCAATCCCTCGTCTCCCGGCAGGTAGAGTCGCAACGTGCTCACGCGGCCTACCGTGTCGGCGTCGAATGAGAGCACCTTGTCCGTGCCGCGCTCGACTACCACAGAACGTGTGATGGGCGTCGAGGTCGTCACGCCGCCAGTGCCGAGCGGGGTGGTCGGAATCGCCATCAAGTGCGCGTCCTGCGCGGTCGTGAGCGCCATCGGCACGTCCTCGCTCACTTGGTAGACGCCAGCCTCGTACCACTCCACGCGCATCCCGTCGGGAATCACGGCGGCGGTGAGGTACTGCTTGGCGAGTCCCGCTACGGCGGCGGTGGACGCTGTGACGACCGCGAGCGTGGTGGGATTGACGACGCGGTAGGTGACGGTCAGGCCGTCAGCCGTCGTGTCGTAGGGCATGATTCGCGGCATGTGCTAACTCCAAACGCCAGCGGTGCGGATATGCGTCGCGCAGTCTTGCCAAGCGCCTGCGGAGCGGTAGCGAATGGCGAGGGGAGGAGTGATGGACTTCGCCACTTCCAGCCCGCTCAGGGTGAACGTCCCTATCTTCTTGATCCAGTCAGGGCTGTTCGCATAGAACATCCCGATGGCAGTTCCGTCGCCGTTGTTAATGACGCACGACGGACCGACGTACTGAGTGCCCCAAGACTGCGTGGGGATGAGCGGGCGCATGACCTCGGTGTAGGGACCGAGGATGCTGTCTGCCCTCCACAGAGCAGACCTGATACACCCCGCGTCGCCCTTGAGTCCGTAGTTCACGGTGAGGTAGTGGTACGTCCCGTCAGCGAAGTAGTGCGCGCACTCCACGTAGTAGGAGTCGTAGGTGCCGATGATCTTGCTCCCCACCGACCACGGGCCGTCGAGTGTGGGAGACGTCAACGTGACCGCGATGCGGTTCCTGCCAGATGCGTTATAGATGTGGACGAACGCAACCCATCCACCGGCGGGGTTTCGTCGAACATCGGGGTATATCCAGCCGTTCGTCGGAGTTCCCGTGTCAGGGTCGAGCAGGTCGCCGGTGTAGTCTGCAATGCTCATCATCGGAGTGTTGGCAGTCGGATAGAGCCATCCCGTAGTCGGGAACACATCGGGGTTCGTTGACGGGTTCGTGCAGTGGTACACGCGCCAGTCCTGAGTACCTGACGGATTCAGTAGGTGCTCGAACAGATGCCACTTTCCATCGGCGAAGAAGATGGTGGTGATGTCTCGCATGTTCGGATATGCACCGTAATAGGCCGTGTCGAAGGAGCCGACAGGACGCGAGTTGGAGTAGAAGTCGCCCGCGAAGTCGCACCACCAGTCAGTCCACGGTCCCTGCGGATTCGTGGCACGAGACACTACCGTCCAGTACCAGTAGCCCCCGTCGCCCCTCAGCGGCGGCTGCTGCCCATACACGGCCCCCTGTGGCTCATTGGAGCAGTTATGCAGGAGGTAGTAATACGCTCCTGCCTTGAACATGTAGTGCGGGTCGCTGGCTGATGCGTAGCGAGCAGCTGGGGGAGCATGATTCGTATTGGTGCGGTTGTCGGGGACGATAAGAGGATTCCCAGTAGGGTATGTGACCACGAGTGTCATATGACCACCTATCCTGTGAACTGGAAGGAGTCGAAGTACATGGCACCAGTGTTAAGCGTCGTCTCGATTCCGGCCTGCCAGAAGGTTCCGAGGGCAGTCGCGATCAGGGACGACTTGGGGATGACGCCCGAGTCTATATGCGTCACCGTCTCGGTATCGTCCTTGACCGTGACACGAACAGTCGTCGCCGTGAGCTCCCACTGGACGACGACCCATAGCGCACCCGCTATCGACTTAGATGCTCCGACTGTCGTCCATGAACTCGATGTGTTCTTGTACGCGCAAGTGAGAAGTTCATCGGCAGGTACCGCCAGCCTCATTCGGGACACGTACCCCGTGCCAGCGTAGAAACTCCCACCGGGCGAGAACGCGAACAGTTCACCGATGGTCGGGTTAGCCGAACCTAAGATATTTCCGACCTTTACCCTGTACTTGATGGTCTGCGGACCTGTCATCAACGACGTCTTGTAGGCGAAGTATGCAGTTTCGGCATCCGTCGCGTTCCTGATATGGAGATTCCCTGCTCCATCCGTCGAGACAATACCTGTACCTCCAGCGGCTACGGCGAAGTAGGTGGAGTCGGGGGCAGTCCCGGCCGTCTCGTTGAAGTTGAAGAGAAGCGGGGCGACGATGGTGGTGAACTCAAGCGAGGAACCTACGGTGAAAAGCGTTCCGTCCGATGCCCGAACGTGAACCTTGTACGCTGTCGAAGCCGCACCGCCGATCCACGCCTGCGGAGATGTCAGCACGGCGGCAGAGGTCCACGACGCATCTGCGGCGGCTGGCGCTGCGGCGGCGGTCGGGAGCACCTGATACTTGTACGTGAGCGGATCGCCGTTGGCATCGGTCGTGGACGCGGTGACGGTGCAGCCCGTGGCGGTGATGGCGCTCACGACTGGCGTGAACGCGGCAGGAGCCACGTTGCCGAGCGTCGGCGTGCTCGTGGCGGTGGCGGGAGCGGAGTAGTTCGGCACGGCATCGAACGCGAAGATGGCGTAGAAGTCTGCCACGCCGTTCGTGCGGCCTACGTCCGTGTAGCCCGTGCCGACGCCCGTGTAGACGACGGTGCCGTCCGTGATGGTCGCGGGGTAGCCGCCAGCCTTGCGCAGCACCTTGACGCCTGCGAAGTCCAGCGTCGGGTTCGTCCACGCGAGCACGTTCTGCGCGTTGCCAGCGGTGGATGAGAACGCCGTGGGAGCAGCAGGAGCGGTCGTGTCGGCGGGAGCACCTGCTACAGGCTGAAACCACAGGTCGCCATCCTGAGCAGCGCCCGCCTTTGCGAAGCGGTCGGCCTCGTCAACGGCAACAATCTGCCGAGTGAAGCCGAGGAAACGAGCACCATCGGCCTTGCCAGCCAGCGCCGCCACGAGTTCGGGACGGTCGGCTATCGCGCGAAACGGCTTGTTAGCCACGTGGCGGCTCCTTGGTAGTGGACGGGATGTGCGGTCATCGGTGCGCCTTGCGCTTCTTGGCGGCTGCGAGGCGCTTACGCTTGGCGGTGGCGACCTTCTTGGCTTTGGCAGCGGCGGCTTTGGCAGCGCGCAGTCTGGCGGCGGTGATTGCCCTGCCGTCTGTGAGATGCGCCTTGGGCTTCTTGGACGCCTTCCAGTGCGACTCTCCCCAGCGCTCTATGCGTGCGGCGAAGTCGGGAGCGTTGTCGAGCGTCAGCGTGGCGAGAGCGCGGCCTGTGTACGTGCCTTCGGTGATGCGCGTGGTGATGGTGCCGTGGTCAGTCGTGACGAGCGTGATGAGTTCGCCAGGGAGGTAGTCGGCTGCCATGCGTCCGTTCGGAGCGCCCTCGAGCACGAGCGTGCCGCTGTACTGGTCGCGTCCGCCGTCCACTAGCCAGCGTCTGCCGATGGCGATTGCGGCGGCTTCGGTCGTCTGCCCCGTGTCGATTGCGACCACCTTGGTCACGCCTTTGTCCACGAGGTAGTGCGAGGTGTCGGTGTCGGCTACGTCGACGTAGCACTCCACGCCCCAACTGGTCACGTACATGCAGCGCAGGACGCTTGCGAGCGGGTCGCAGGTGAGCGGGTCGATGTCGGCGACAACCTCGCTGCCGATTCCGCTGCCCTCTGTGAGCTGATATGCGGGTACGGTCGGGCGCGGTGCGACCACGAGGCAGGGTTTCATCACGCCAGCGTCTAGGCGAGGCTCGAAGTACGCGCGCCAGTCGCCATGCTGCAGTACTTCCGCGAGCATCCCGAGTATCGACGTGGACGCGGGGAACACTATCTCGTCGAAGGTGTGCGTGATGCTGGCGTCGATGTCGCGCAAGGGCACGAGCGCGCCGGCCAAGTCGCATATGTCATTGATGACCGCTGCGAACCCTGCACCGTTGGCGTGCTTCACCGTGAGGTTGACGATGGTGAGCGTGGCGTCAGTCACCATCGTGCGCGCCGTGGTGCTGCGTGCGTGGATGGCGACGTATGAGGTTGACGGCACGGTGAGCGATGCTGATCCGCTGGCAGCGGTGAGCGTGGTGATGACGCCGCCCGAGCCGTACACGATGACTTCGTAGTTGGCTATCGGCCCGACCCACGCCCACGAGAACGAGACTGTTACCGTCTGTGTTTCGGGGATGCGGAATACCTTGCCGGTGTAGGCGTTGGCCTTGTACGCCGTGCCCTCCTGCCACGTCCACACGAGCGTTTCGGCTTCGGTGGCACCGCAGTCGATGGTGCGCGTGGCGGACGCTTCCGCCTTGTCTTCCCACGCGTCGAGCGCGTGCGTGATGTAGACGCGACCGTGCTTGATGTCGTCCAGTCGCGTCTGCCATCCCTGCACGCTCAAAGTCTGCCCGATAGCCGAGCGAACATGCCCGATGTGGCGGTTGTCGATGTTGCAGGTGGCGAGACGCATGTTGGCGTGGTCGGCAAGCGGGGCGATTATCGTCGCGTCCTTGAAGCCGCCTTGCTCCGAGAGCGTGTAGGATGGCTCCGAGAGCGTTGCCAGAGACAGCGGGGAGCGTCCGAGCGGAGTGAGTGTGACGGTCACGGCTACCCCCTCGTGATGCGCTGTTCGGTTATCCACAAATCGACGGTGACAGCGCCTTCGTCACCATGTATGACGAGGGTGTTTTCTCCCGGCGGGAGTACAAGTTCGCCCTCTACGAGCGGAGTGATTGCGGTTCCTGTCACGCGAACCAGCCGAGACGATGGGTAGAATGCCCGCGTCTCGCTGCTGTAGTACCAGCCCCCGTCGTACGCGTAGGCACGGGGAACGATTGCCGCTCCGATGTCTGCGGGGATGCGCGTGAGGTGGTTGAACTCCACTGACTTCCCCGCCTGCGAACACATGACTGTGACGGGGGTTTCGCTGCTGAAGTCGATGATCGGCTGGTAGAACGACGTGAAGCAGAGGTCGAAAGGCATGGTGTTGCCGTTCTGCTCCTCGTAGCCCGCCACCCACCCCGTAGCGGCCTCGAAGGTGAACCCTGCGCCTCCGGGCCATGTCGGCGGCGTTGGGCCGAGCTGAATCAGCACCGTGCTATTCGCGCAGTCGAGTTCCTCCACCACAATCCCCACGGGGCCGGGAAGCGGTAGGTCTACGGCCCACGTGGCGCGCAGTGATCCGTTGAACATCGGAGGTATCACGACGGTCACTGACACCCACGGGGAGAGTCTGCCTGCGTCAGGGGTGACACCGTTGTTCGCGGGCCAGATGCTCGCTACCAGCGTGTGCGGATAGGCGTTATCGTTGCGTGCGAGGAAGCCGAAGCCCGTGTTGTGTTGGCCTCCTGGGTTCGTGTACGTCTGCCCGATTGCCCTGCCGATAGCGACCATTGACCCGTTCGTGGCGTCGGGGCCGGTAACGCCTATCGCCTCGTCTCCGTAGACGACAGACGAGAACCCATAAGGCAGCGGGGCGGCGGGAACGCTGACCTTCCCGATGCACAGCGTCTCCTCTACGGCGACGGTGTTGGGCGATACGACGGTGGACGCGGTAGGCTTGTCTTGCCACGTAGCTCCGCCGATGATGGTGGATTGCATACGGTACTTGACGGCTCCGAGAACAGATGCCGTGTGCCGCACCAGCATTACGCCGAGGTGCTGGCCACGGTTGGCCGAAGCGTCGATAGGCTGCCCCGCCCATAACGTCTTGGGCGCGGCTGTCATGGCTACGGCAGGCTCGTAGACGCCGTTGGTATCGAACGGGTCATAAGCGGCGGTCGGAGCGTGCTTGATGCCGAGCGCGAGCATGGTGGCGGGACCAGCCGACGTGACACGCACATCCATGCTGGCGGCTAGCGTGCCTCCGACCGTTGGCACCGCCACTGTGCCGCTGCCATTCGCTACAGTGGCGGTGAAGGGAACCGGTGCGTCGCGCCATGCGGGACGGCGTGTGCCGCCGAAGGTGATGAGCCGCATGGTGCCGTGGTCCTCATCGGCGGTGACTTCTCCCGACACGAGTCGGGTTGAGATGCCGTTCCACGAGAGCATGTTTCCTGCTCGGAAAGCGGAGCAGAGCGCACTTATCGACGCGTCCGTGACAGGCTCGACTTTCACCTGAATGCTCCACGGGGCATCGTCATAGTGCCGCTCATACTCCGGCTTCCCAGCGAGTTCGTCAGCCAGCCCGTCCGCATTCTTGCGCGCCGATGGCAGGTCGAAGTCCATGATGGTGAGAGGGGCTGCGAGCAGGTCTAGGCCGCCCGCGTTCGCAAGGGATACGCGTTCCATGTGAGTCTCCTATGCGAGCGAAGGTGAGGAAGAGAACAGCGCGCGGATCTCGCGTTTGACGACCATCGCGATACGGTCGTCGTCGCTGCTGGTGGTGACGTTGATGTGGAACACGTTGCCGCCTCCGCCATTGAGTCCCGCCTGTGAGAGCAGGTCATCGGTGCGGCGCGGATTCGTGAGCGGCAGGATGAGCTCGCGGCCTGCTTCGCCCCAGAGGATTTCTTCGGCTCCGTTCGAGAAGCCGCCTTCGGCCTTGCGCGCTAGGCCAGATGTGCGGCCTTGCGTCACCTTGCCTGCGGCGTTGGTGGGGCCAGCCGATAGCGCTCTCTGTGCAGCGCCACGGTAATCGTCGGCCTTCTGCGCGGCTGCGGCCCACGCGGCTGCTATCTTCTCGATTGCGGCACGCGCACGAGCGGTGGCTGGCACAATCTCGCCAGCGGCGGCCTTCTGCGCGATGAGCGCTCCGACGTACTTCTGGCCTTCCTTTGAGGCGATGAAGTCAGTGCTGGCCTTCTTCCGAGTGGCATCTGCTGCCTTTCGGGTAGCTTCGGCTGCGATAAGGGTGGCGGCCTTCTTCCGCTGCTCCGCGCGCTCGACACCAAGCTCCGACTGCTGCTCTGCGAGGAGAGCGGCACGGTACTGAGCCGACTTCGGCCCGTAGGCTGCCAGAGTGTCGAGTGTGGCCTTGTGCGCAGCGGTGAGTTGGGCCTGTGCGACCTTGACTCCGAGCGTCGCCTCGCGGTTGGAAAGGTTCGCGTCGTCAAGGGCGAGTAGCGCATCCTTGAGTCCGTTGACCGCATCAGCGGCACGGCGCGCGGTGAGTTCGCTGCTGTTCATGCCGTCCGAGAAGATGAGCGCGTTGGTTCCCGCCATAGCGAGGCCGCCACCGAGGAGGCCGACAGCCGCCCAGATGAGGCCGACAGGGCCTGACGCGGCTTGTAGGCCGATAAGCGCGGCGCGGATGGTCAGGATGGACTCCCCGAGCTTCACCGCTGCGAGCACGCCGACTGCGAACGATGCTCCGAGCGCGATGTTCTTGATCGCGGCCTGCTGCGCTTCGGAACTCATGCCGTTGAATCCCGCCACGAGGTCGGCGAGGTTGTCTGCGAAGTTGCGCATCTGCGGAGTAAGCCCCGTGCCGATGGCGATTGCAGCGCTCTCGACGCCGCCCTTGAGCTGTTCGATGCTGCCGAAGAGGTTGTCGGTCATGGTCGCGGCGGCGGCCTTTGCAGCACCGTCGGAGTTGACGAGTTCGGTGGTGACTTCCTGCAACTTGCCCGGAACCTGGTCGATGAGCTTGAGGAACGCAGGGACTGCCTCAGCGCCCACGAGGTCGCGCAGGAAGTTGACCTTCTTGGCTTTGCTCATGCCCTTCATGGTGTCGCGCAGCATAGCCAGTTTGCCGTCTAGAGTAGTCGCCTTCTCGAACTGCTTACCGAATGCAATGGTGGCCTCTTGGATGGCCTTCTTGTTCGCCTTGGATGAGCCGGTCAGTCCCGTGAGGTTCTTGCCTAGCCGCTTGGCGATGATGCTGTTGGGGTTCATCACCTGCGACAGTTGCAGGAATCCCATACGGAGCGCCGTGCCTGCGGAGTCGGCTTTGATTCCGTTGTTGCCGAGGATGACCAGTGCGGCGCTTGTCTCTTCCAGCGAGACGCCGAGCGCGTTTGCGACTGGCCCCGCGTACTTGAGCGACAGCCCGAGGTCGGCCATCGAAACCGCCGAGATGTTCGCGGACTTCGCGAGCACGTCGCCGATGTGCGTGATGTCTCCGGCCTTCTTGCCGAACTGGCCCATCGTCGCCACGAGCACGTCTGCGGTTGACGCGAAGCTCGTACCGCTCGCTGCGGCGGCATTGAGCGCGCCGGGCATGGCGGTGATTATCTCCTTGGCGCTCATGCCAGCCGCTGCAAGAATGTCCATGCCGTCTGCGGCTTCTGACGCCGAGTAGATGGTCTTGGCACCGAGGTCGATTGCGGCGTCACGCATGGCGTTCATACCCGCTACGTTCGCGCCCGACTTGGCCGCGACCGATGACATGCGCTTGTCGAAGTTCATCGTGGTGATGATGGCCGCGCCGAATCCGACAGCGACGGCGGCGGCTCCTACCGCGATGCCCTTCTCCATCGTCTTGCCGACCTTGCCGAGCGCGCCTGCGGACTTCTGCCCGCGCCGCTCGACCTTATCGTAAGCGTCTATCGCGCCCGATACGTCGCCGTCAACGACAGCGATGAGCTTGGCAGCGGTGATTGACATGTCAGCTCCCAGCCTTTCGCGCTAATGCAGCCGCTCTCTCTGCTTGCATCGCATGGCTAGCGATGAGTCCCCAGAGATAGCGGCTGCATGTGTCGTCGATTTCCCACGGCGAGCAGTTGAGATACTGCGCGCGCTGAATGGGCGGATACCACCACGGGACTTCGCCCATCGCCCCGTCCGTGGCGAGGTAGCGGGCTAGTCTTTTCCCTGCGCGCTCATCACTTCGCCGAGCGCGACGGGGATGCCCGCGACGAACTGCGGCGGGAGCGAGATGAGCAGTTCGGCGGTGACGGGCAGACGCTCGCCGTCCTCGTCAAGGATGTCCCAGTACGCGATGGTGTCGGCGATGACCTGCGCGGCTTCGAGTTCGACGGCCTTGGCCTCTTCCTCCGTCTCCCCACCTTCGGGGAAGCGGAGCGTCACGATGTGATTGAGCAGGTCCTGATTCCAGAGCGCCGGACGTACGCCGACCTCTACCTCTTCGTCGAACCATCGGACGATGACGGGTACGATCTTCTTGGCGAATGCGCTGCGCTTAAGCGACATGCTTGGCCCCCTTGACCACTACCGCCCACAGGTTGCGGCGCTCGACTGTCCCGTGCTTCTCCTTGGCAAGCGCTATGGCGGCCTCGTGGCTTCCCATGAGGTACACCGTAGCGCCCTTCTCTTTGATGACCTCTACGGCGTCCATCAGAGCGCCGTGATGGTGTTCTGTACCTCGACCTTGAGCGCGCCGCCGAGAGCCGAGTCCGTCACGTTCTCGTACTCGAAGTCGATGGCGTACACGCCTTCCTCGTCGGAAAGGCCGCCGATGTTGGTCAGCTTGACAGCCGAGTCCACCGTGAGGCGGTACGGGAGCGCCAGTTCGATGATGTCGCCGATGGCCTCGATGCGCAGGTACTTGGTCGTACCGACGCGCAGGGAAGCAACAAGCGCGTCACCGGCTGCGTCAGCCTCGACAAGCAGCTTGCCGCCGAGCTTCGGGTCGGTCTCGACGTGCGCGGCGTAGTTGCCAGCGAGCGCGGCGTCGATGGGGTAGACGCCAGCGAAGCGGTCGGAGAGTTCGATGCTGCCTGTGAACGCACGCGCGAGCTTCGTGGTGCCGATGGTGCCGTACGTGTCGTTGAGGTACAGGCTGAAGTGCTTGCGCGCGATTGGCTTGAGCGCGAGCTGAGTCGTACCGACAGAGAGCGCGCCGCCCGTGACGATGGCCTTGGCGATGGCGGTACCAGAGAGGGTAACGTCGTCTTTGCCGATGTCCAGGCCGAAGCCGGTGAACAGCATGTAGGCCATCTTGTACGCCTTGGCCGCGTCACCCTTCTCGACGCTGTACGTCTTGACGACATCGGGAAGCGTCGAAGATGGCGCGAACGTGTGCAGGCGCGCGGTGACTCCCGTGGCGGGGGTCGTGATGACGCCCGCGCAGAGCACGCTGTTGAGCAGGTAGATGATCTCGTCGTAGGTCGGGATACCGCTTACCGCTATCTTCGTGCTCTCGCGGTTCAGGATGGCCGTGGTGGTGTACTTCTGGCCGGCGGGCTTGAACGTGCTCACGCTCATGTCGGGAGACGGCTCGAGCGAGAGCGAGACGAGCTTCTTGGTGGCGGGGACAGTCGTACCGGGAGTCACCTCGACGCCAATCTGTACTACTTGCGCGATGCTGGAAACTTCGGGCATGTGAGGCTCCTTACTGGATTTGGACTCGGTACGTTCCTCCGAGATGGCGGTAGCTCGCGCCCCCCGTGTACTCGGGGTAGCGGATGGTGGCGGTGCGGTGCGAGGAGATGACCACGCCGCCGAGTACGTCGTGCAGAAGCGCGTCTATGCGCGCCGCGATGGGCGCGAGGGTCGTGTAGCTCGTGCCCTCGCGAACCGCTTTCACGTCCCATTCGGATTCGGTCAACGCGCGTGTCTGACCTACCGCGTTCACGTCGTGGTTATCGACCATGCTGAATACGATGTAAGGGTCTACGGTGCCCGCTGGGGCGACGTTCTCATGCACGCCGCCAAGTGCCAGCGCCATCAGTTGAGTGTCGCCTGAGAGCCGCGCGTAGAGCCACTCGACATAGCGCTGTGTGACGTCCATGCCTTCACCTCCCGGCGTACCTCGGATTGCATGGCGAGCGACAACAGCGCCTCGTCTGTGCCGTGTGTGCGTGCGAGTTCGCACATGTCGCGCATCTGCGCGGACGTGACGAGCCACACGCCGTCGAAGCGGATCACGTGAGCGGCGTCTCTGCGTTCAGCGCCACGGTCATCGCGGCGAAGAATGCGTCGGTCACTTGCCCGATGGCGGGGCGAATCATGGGCTGCGCGCTCATCTTCACCGTGCCGTACTCGTTGTAGATGCTGTGCTCTTCTGGGTTGCCGATGATGGCGCGGAACAGGCTCTCCATCTCGTACGTCCAGTTGCCTTCCATCGCGCCTGTATCGACGCGGGACTTGGCCCTTGCGATGCGTGTGGCGTCGGCTGCGGTCTTGTCCACGATGAGCGGTACGGCGGCCTTGAACGCTGCCGAGCGTGCGGGGAATGACGACTTGTAGCTGACTCGTGACATGTCACACCTCGGCGCATAGACCGCGCTGCACAGTCGCGTCGGGCGCGCATGCCAGCGAGAGCAGCGAGAACGTGCGCGCTCCCACTACCAGCCCGTCACCGATGGCGGCTGGCGAGTCGCTGGGGAGTCGGAAGCGGTAGACGTTGCGGCCTTGGAGCTTGGCGGCCACCTCTGCGCTTATCTCTCCGACCATGACGCCGCCGGACAGACCACAGTGCGTCGTCTGCTTGAGCGTGGGCACTTCCGTATAGCCTCCTGCGCCGTCAGGGGTGCGTGTGACGCCCATGAGCGAGCAGGCCATCGGCATGTGTGCGGTGGCTATCGCTTGGAGCTGACTGGCTTCCATGCGCGATGCACCTCCAACGCTGCGGCTTCGTCACCCTTGAGCGCGTACTCTCGGGCGGCGCGGACAGCCTCGACGCGTACGGCGTCGGCGCGCACTCTTGCCGCGGCTATCTCGTCTTCGGACAGCGGCAGCGAATCGGGGGAGAAGCGGCTCATCCGTTCACCACCGTCCCGCGTCCGATGCCAGAGCCTCCGCTGCCCGCGACCATGCGAGCGCGGTACATGCTGGCTTGCGCCTGGCAGTTCGCGATGACCTGCGAGAGGGCGTATGAGCCGCCGTCTGCGCTGAAGTCATGCGACCCTGCGGCCTTGGCGGCTTTCGTCTCCCACGCCTCGGCTGCTGCCCTGTCCATGTCGTAGGTGGACTCCCACCCTGCATAGATGGGCAGCACGCCGAATCGGTCGGGAATCTTCGACGCTTCGAGGATGTCGGATACGTCGTCAATCGTGAGCAACGGCTCCACATCGGCAGCCGCTAGCCTTCGGAGGCGGTTGTACGCGACCGTGAATGTGAGCGTTGCCATTGGTTACTCCTCGGACTTCTCCACAGGGGGAATGGTGGCGAACAGCGCGAGCAGTTCGGGCTTGCGTGCGGCCTTCGGGTACTCGACGCCAGCGGCTTCGAGCGCAGCCTTGAGCGCGGGTACGGTCGGGCCGTCGTCGGCCTTCGGTGTGCCGTCCTGCTCGGCGTAGCCCTGACCGGCGTAGAACGCGTCGAACGCCTTGCGCGAGACTTCGATGGTGTGCTCGCCATTCGTGACAGTGAGCATGTCGTGAGATGCCATGTGGACTCCTTTACTACGGTGTGCGGGATACCGAGACGGACACGAGTCCGCCCGGGTCTGCGAGTCCAGCAACGCCGGTGTGCGTCGAGACGAGCGCCAGCACGTCACCCTCGGCGACGGTGGTAGCTCCTGCGACGGCGGAGAGGGTGAAGGCCTTCTCGTCGAACGCCACGAGGTTGACGCCAGCGAGCAGCGCAAGCGTCGCGATGACGACGGTGCCGAGACCGTCTGCGCCCTTGTTCACGAGCGTGTACGTGCGGGTCTCCGTTGCGTGCCCTGTGACGGCGGCGGGAGCGATGATGCTGGCCTTGGTGACAGAGCCTGCGAACGGGGCCACGAACGCGACGGCTGATACGTCGGCTGTCGCGGTCACGGTATCGGCGTGGATGGTGTAGTCGTTGACTAGCGGATGCTTGCCCATATGGTTCCTTCCAGATGCGAACAGTGGGGGGCCGAAGCCCCCCACGTCACGACTACGGCGCGGTACGCACGATGGCGACCGGGCAGGGGTCTACGGCGTTGCTGCGCGTGATGGGGTTGGCGGACGCCCACGCCACGCGGCAGGTCAGCATGAGAGCAGCCATGCCCTGCTGCGGGAGGTTGAAGATGACCTTGCCGGTGGCGTCGGTGAGCACGCCCTCGGTCATGACCTTGTAGCTGATGTCGCGACGAACAGCGACGATCTGCTGGCTCCAGTCGCCCACGAACAGGCGAGCGGCGCCCAGTCCTGCGGGCGCAGGCCACTGGCCATCCATCGCGAGCACGAGCGGATCGCCTTCGATGGAGTAGGAGCCGTTGGCCGAAACCACGTCGAGCAGCTTCTGACCGGTGGTGTCGCGCAGTCCGCGAAGCGCGCCCTTGAAGTTGCGAGGGCCGACGAACCCGTTGACGTCGTAGCCGTCGGCTTCGACAAGGCTCATGGCCGCGCCGATGTCTCCGGCGATGCCGCCCTGTGCGGCGGTGGCGGTGCCGTACGTGACCATGTTACCGGCGGCCACGGCCTGAGCTGCGAGGCTGGTGCCCCACGAGGTCGGGATGCCGGTGCCGAAGAACACGGCGGCGTCGATCGCGCGACCGATGGCTTCGGAGCACATCGGGGTCAGTTCGCCCCAGATGTCGAAGTCGGCGTCCTCGATGACCGCGAGCGGCACGGGAACGATGGTGACGATCTCCTCGGCGTTGAGGTACTTGTTACCCCACGACGCCTTGGTGACCTGTGCGAGGCCGGTATCGCCGTCGCGGAAGAACGCCTGCGGGAATGCCGAGAGAGCGGGCATGCGCTGCTGCTTGCGGGACATGGACGCCTGACGGAACAGCGTCAGTGCGGCGGACTCCTTGGAGGCGTCCTTGATGATGACGTTAGCGGCGTCCTCGGGGATGAGGGCACCCGCGTCGGTGCGGGTTACTTCGTCGGTGAATGGCATGTGTGGTGCTCCTTAACTGTGCGCGACCTGCTTGCGGATTGCCGCATTCATGTCACTGGGTTTCTTGTCGTGCTTCTTGTCCGTGCCGTCTCCTGCTGCTCGGGAGCCGAGCAGGTGCGGCTTGGCGGTCGAGAGCGCCTTGAGCGCTTCGTCCACGCCGCTTACCTTGCCGTCCTCATACGTGACCTTGGAGGCGTCCATCAGCTTCACGGCATCGTCGGGATCTGCGAAACCGAGATGCGCCGCGCTGATGGTGACAGCCGCGCTGATGCTTGCCGTCTTGGCGAGCAACGTCGCAGCGTCAGCCTTGTCGTTTGCGGCCTTGACAGCCGCGTCCGATGTGGCCTTCGCGGTGTCCTCTGCCGACTTCGCACGGGTGCGATACTCGGCGTTCTCCTTGCGGAGCTCTTCCACGTACGAGCGTGGGAAGGTGTCCTTGTCAGACGAGTCATTCGTCTTGGCTTCTGCCGCCGTCTTGGCCGCAAGTGCGTCCGCTGCCGCCTGGGCTGCGTTGTCGTCCGACATGGTGTCGGCTCCCTTCGGTTGTGCGCTCGCTCGCGGTATCTGCCGCGAGGTTCGCGCCGGTTACATCTGGTAGAGCGGTATCAGTTCGCGGCCTTGCCCCCACACGGGGCTGTCGGTCGTTCTGACCATGTCGCGTAGCGGTGTCCCGCTGTCGTAGAGCGTGTTGCGCCCGGGGCCTAATACGGCCTTGCGCTCGCTTGACGAGAGCGCCGCGAACGCGGCCTCACCATCGGGTACGGCGTCCACACTCTCGGCGATGCCTGCGTAGTCGCTGCCGAGCAGGTCGCCCCATTGGAACGTCTTGGGGACAGGTACGCATCGGCATGCGGGGTGCGTGCCGAACTCCTCTTCCATGCGATGCTCGGTGCCGCTCATAGCGCGGCAGACGGGGCACACACGGTGGTCCTGAGCGGTCATCCATACCCAGCCTTCGATGACGGGGCTGGTACGCCACGAGTCGAGCGAGCCGCCGCGGTAGGCGCTCATCATCTCGGTACGGCTGATGCGTGCCGCCTGCCAGCCGGGCATGTCCGTCGCCCTTGCGAGGTCACGTGCGACCGCGAGCGGATGACGTGCGGAGCCGACGCCCGTTATGAGCAGGTCGCGCATCTGCCCCGCCACGTCAGTGCCGAAGCGGTCGAAGAGCGCGCCTACGGCGTCCGTGCGGGTGCGGCCTAGAACGCGCTCGAGGAACGCG